CCCAGCGCCGTCCCGTTGCGGGTGATCGCCCCGTTGAAATGGCCGAAGCGCTTCAGCTCCAGCGCGGCGCATTCGTCAGATCGAGCGTCAGCATCAGTACGTCTCCATGTCGTTGATCAGGGTTGCAGTGCACATCCGGCCGACGGTGCTGTCGCGCGCGGCCTGCCAATCGAAACTCGCCTGCACGCCCTGCGGCCCGGAAATTTCGATGCGCGGGCGCGGCAGGTAGACGGCGTGCACGGTGAAGGTGAAACTTTCCCCGGACGGCAGCGCGTAGCCGAACTCCAGCTCGCAGGGATCGCCGCCCACCGCCTGTGTCACCAGCGTCTGATCCGCAAAGCGGACCTCGACCCGGCCGGTCAGCGCCGCGATGGACGGGTCCGCGCCGTCGATGCGGCCATCGCTCCGGATGGTCTCGATCCGGTCGAGGTTGTTGGCATAGGTGATCTCGGCCGAGATCACGTTGCCCAGCGCCGTCCCGTTGCGGGTGATCGCCCCGTTGAAATGGCCGAAGCGCTTCAGCTCCAGCGCGGCGGGTGTCCCTGCGCTGGTGGTCGTGCCCACCGTCTCGCCCTGCGCGACCAGCCGCGCGGTGGCGGTCAGCAGGCCCGAACGCTGCATCTGCCAGGTGATCTGATCGAGCATGCAGCCCGAATACATCGCATAGCGTGGCACTTCCGGCATGCCGGTCTCGATCGACAGGCTGGGCAGCGTCCAGGACCCCGACTGGAATTCATGCGTCCAGGGGCCGATGCCGGTCGTGGATGGCGCACCGAAAGCTGCCTTCAGCCAGAACCCAAAGGCCTCGGCGTCGAGCGGCACCACGACATCGCCGTCGGCGGTTACAGCATCTTTGATCGGCGCAAGCGGATCGCGGCCGTAGCCCAGCAGTTCGGAACTGAGCAGCGGCTGCTCTGCGCCGAGCGAGGTGCTGGCGAAGGGCATGCGGGTGAAACCGCCGACCGGCGGCGTGCCGTAAACGGTCTCAAAGCCGAGCGCCATCTGCGCCCGCGCGCCTTGCGCACGTGCCATGTCTTTCTCCTTGTTGTCGGGGTGTCAGGCCAGGGGGCCGGTGGTGGTGTAATGCAGGTTGAGCGTGATCACCGCCGCCTTCAGGGCGGCCGCGCCCTCGATGGGCAGATCGACCGAGGCTGGGGCTTCAGGTTCGATCCAGTCGCAGAGCCCACCCAGCGTGCGGTCGGCCTCAAGCGCACTACCGATGGCCGAGATCAGAGTATCGAAGGCGGTGGCCCGATCCTTCGCGGCCTGGACGACCACCTCAAGCTCCGCCCGATGTTGGTAGTGGTAGCGCAGCGGCGACAGCGTCACCTCAGGCTCCCCCGGCTGGCCGTCGCGCAGGATGATCAGACCTGTCGTCGGGATCCGCTCGGGCAGCACCTCATCGCGCAGGACAAGGGCGGCAACGGACTGCAAGCGCGCGTGCAGCGCGGCGAGGATGGTTTCGCGGGTGGTGGGCATGGCAACCGTTTCATTGGCACTCTTTTAGGATGATTGGGATTGTATCTGGCGCATTCTCAATGCGGAGGTGAAAACTGAACCACAGTGCCATATCCGCCCATTTGATCCTTTCCCAAGACTCAAGCTGATCCCAGTTGGGTGGCCACACCATATTCAACTGTAACTCTCCATTCGTGATAAGTTGAATCGCCAATTCGACTCCATCAAAAGTAACAAAAACATTCCCATTCTTGAGTGTGCTGGCCTGCGACCGAACAATAAATTCGTCACGCCCAGATATGAATTTTGCGGCGGCTTTCGGCATGTCATAAAATATTTGTGGAAAGTTTTGTTTTGGTCCCCACACCACCAGCCTCGGGAACCGATCGATGCAATGAAGTCTTGCTGAATATTCATAGCCCTGGTGAAAGATCGTCGTATTGGCAACGATATTCTGTCCCAGAAGAGAAATCTCGAATCGGGAGGACCTAATCGAGGGGTCAAAGACGACACGAAGCTCTTCTGCCATAGCCGAATTGATCAGAAATATATCATCCTCAAAGGATGTTCGAGCAGCCAGTTGCAGTAGTCTCTGATCAGCGCCCATTTCCTCAATGTATCGAGCGAGATCACTCGAAACTTGCTGCGCTTCGTCGCTGGAAAAGCCATATTCAGAACTGCCAAATCGATGTACGCCAAAAAGTGCATTATCTGACAGATATCTCTTTTCACCACCTAGGAACGCATAGGCACAAGCCGAAAAGCATACTGCATCCGGACGTCCAATTACGTCCATCGAGTATTCTGGATTGTCGAGTAGCAAAGTTCGCCCAACTGTTGTGGGATTGCCCATTCTTCTTATAATTCGGCCAAGTTCTATTGCCCCATAAAGATTGCCGCCGGGGGAGTTAAACTCAATTCTGTTTTCTTTGTAGACAAGATTTTCTCGGAGAAACCTTCTGAACTCTTCTGGAGTATTTTTAGTAATAATGCCTTCTGCCGCAATCCATGTTCCCTCTGGCCGAATGGTAATTTGCCGCATGACGAATGACATCGGCTTTTCGAATGCGGCAGCATCTTCGTCAGGATGGGCTGATAAACATGTCTTTGACAAAGTGCTTTCGAACAGCCCTTCCGCGCATGATGAAAATGCTACGGTCGGAACTGCAGAAAGAAATATGAGGATGAGGGTTTTTTCAATAAATTTAATCATTTACGCCTTCAATCTCGTTAGAAGTCTAAAGCACACTATGGATCACATCGTGCCGACACAAGCGTGCTTCAACTTGATTTTCGTTCCACCCACTTCGCCACGATCAACCCCGGCACTCCATCCACGGCCCGTTCTGCATCCCGCGCCAGATCCAACCGCTTGCGCAGCTTGACCTGTGGTACCAAGAAGAAAATCGGCACGGTCGCCAGCCCGCGTCCGGTCTTCGATTTTGAGGCCACAGCGCGCCCTTTCGAGCTTAACCGCCCCTCCGCCACCAGCAGGCTCGGCCCCCGACGCCGAAAGACATACCTCAGGCGCAGGCCGGTGCGGCGTTCCCATTCGCCCGGAGTGATGCGGCCGCCCTTGGTGCTTTTCCCAGCAGCCGGGGTGGGGATCGCCAGCCAGAAGCCGTTCCTGGAGCGGATCAGCGGGCCGGTGTCATGCGCGCCGATGATCACCGGGGCATTGGACCAGACGAGGGCGGCCGCATTCAGGCTGTCACTCGCCGTGGGGTATGTGGCAAGCCGAATGCTGTTGCCAAGTCTTGTGCCAAGGCCCGCACCGGTGATCTGCGCGCGCCAGGCGGATTTCAGGGAGGCGCCGGCCTCACGCATCGCGGCCGAGACAGCCTTTTCACCGGCGGCGATTTCCGCCTGCATCAGGGTGGCGATGTCAGGGCGGATGTCGAGTTTCAGCTTCATGACGGTCGCAGATCCAGCGTCCAGATCAGCCGCTCGCGGTCACGCGTGGGCTCGCCCTGGATGATGAAGCTGTCAGCCCCGATCACGATCAGATCGCCTGGCCGGGGATCAGGCAGGTCGGCGATCCGCACATCGACGACACCGGTGTCGCTCACAAACCGGGCCGCGCCGAACTCGGTGATGCGATCCGGGGCGCGGCGGATCACGCGGATCGGGCGCTCTTCCGACGTGCTGGCAGAGATCCAGAGTGCGGCCACCGCCATGGACGGATTGGCATAGATGCGGTCCAAGGCGGCGGCAAAGACGATCAAAGCGCGCCCGTCAGTTCGAGCTGTGCAGGCGGATCGCGATGCGCGGCCGCTTGTTGACCGGCAGGATCGAAGCCTCGGTCATGAGATCAATCCAGCGGCCTTTTTCATCCAGATGCTGGCGCGCATAGAGCGGCAGGCCGATGGTGTTGGCAGTCTCCAGAAGGTTGGCCGGGCCGCCATAGGTGGTGAAGGTATCCATCGTGCCCAGAGGGAAGGCGATGCCTTCGTTCGCTGGCACCAGCCGTTCGGTCGTCCTGGTCGAGAGCGTGACGGTGCCGGCGTATTCCTCGAACAGGATGCCTGCGAAGGGGAAGTTGCGGCGCACATCCTCGCGCAGGGGCTGGGCGCCGGTGGCGGCATAGAACTTATAGGCCTCTTCGGTTTTGGGATGCGCGATCAGCTTGTCGAAGAATTCCCGGCTGACCAGCGCATGGACCGAGGACATCGCCTCGCCCAGCAGGTTGTCTTCCACCGCGCGCAGGACCTCGCGGACCTTGCCCTGCACATTGGTGCCGGCGGTGCCGAGCAGGAAGTCGACCGAGAGCTGCGCCAGACCGAACTCGGTGAAGTAGTTGTAGAGCGTGGTCCCCGCGCCATCCTTCACGATGCCGCGGAGCGCGTTCATCTCCATGTATTCGCGGGTCTGGGCGTGCTTGCGGCGCATCAGCATGAGCTTGCGGTTCATCACCTCGACCAGCGGATCGGCCGCGTCGAATACGCCCAGCGCCGGGGCGCCCTGAATGTCACCGGGGAGGATCACATCGTCATGCGGGATCCACGGCAGGGCGAAGGAGCGCATGGAGCGACCCTCACGGGTGCCGACGGTGGCGGGGCCACCGAGGGGGACCGACGGCAGCAGGCTGAGGATACCCTCGTGCTGCTCGATGATCACCGAGCGCTGGCTGACGCCTTCAAATCGGAAGAGGCCGATCTGGCCGAGGCGGGTGTAGAGGTTGGGCAGGATATTGATGGCCTGGGTCATTTCGGCCAGCGAATAACCGCCAGCGTCAAAGGGATTGCGGACGAGTGTCATGGGGTGCTCCGGGGCTCTGAGGGAAAGGGTGGTGACGCTCGGTGTCAGACGCCGTCGCGCGGGATGATGCTGACAGCGGCAAGCTGACCGAGCTTGGCGGTGATCTTGGCGTCGTCATCGACGCTGGCGTCAAAAGCCAGGCCCGCGCGGGAGACGATGGCGGGGCCGCGGGCCAGGGCGATGCCGGTGGCATCGGCGAGCGTCGCATCGACGGCATGGAGCAACACGGCAATGGCGGTCTCGGCGCCATCGGTGCCGCTGGCCGTGGCGAGGGTGTATTTGCCACTGGCGGCGATCCTGCCCAGCACGGCGCCGACCGGGTAGGGCATGCCTGCCAGCAGGGTGACCACCTCGCGGGTGTAGTTCGGGTTGACCTCAAATTTGAGGACATCGCCGATGCTGGGCGGTTGGGTGAGGACGGTCATGGTTTTGTCTCCGGGTTGCAGGGTTCAGCGATGGACGATCAGCGCTTTGCGTCGGACGCGGCCTTTCTGGCGGCGTCGATGATCGGGCTGTCTTTCGGGGGGGCAGCGGCCGGAGCGGTGGCGATGATGCCGGCGGCATCGCTGCGCGCCGCTAGATCGGCCAGCACCCGGGCGCGCAGGGCTTCAGGCTTCAGACCCCGGGTGACGGCATCGGCGGCGTCGATGGCCACGCCGAGCCGGGCCGCCTGTGCGCAGACCTGCGTTACCTCGGCGGCCTCGGCCCGAACCGCGTCGACGGTCATGGTGGCCGCGTCGGGCGTCGGAACGGCGATGGGCGGCTCGGGCGCCGTCGGAGCGGCCGCCGCGGCGGGAGGGGTGACAACAGGGGTGACAACTGGAACCGGGTTCGGGGTTTCGGTGGGCGTGGTGGTCATCATGGGATCCTTTCTGCTGGTGGGACTGGTGCTGTGCGTCGCGGCGGCGAAAGCGCGGAAGGCGGTGACGGGATCAGCGAGATCATCGGCAAGACCGGCGGCGATGGCATGAGCACCGCGGAACACTGCCGCTTCAGTGGCAAGTGCTGCGGCATGGGTCAGACGGTCCCCGCGACCGGCGGCGACGGTTTCCGCAAAGAGGAAGCGCACGACCTCCAGCTCGCGCTGCATCTGGTCGCGCACCGCCTCGGGCAGCGGCTGGTAGGGATTGGCGTCGACCTTGTGCGCACCTGCATGGATCAGTGTGACCGCGACGCCTTTCTGGTCGAGCGCGCCACTCATGTCGGCGTGCAGCGCCACCACGCCGATGCTGCCGACAGCACCCGTGCGGGGCAGGATGATCCGGTCGGCCTGAGATGCCAGGACGTAGCCTGCGGACAGCGCATGTTCGGACACGAAAGCATGAACCGGCTTGTGCGCCCGCGCAGCCCGGATCCGATCTGCCAGATCGAAGGCCCCGGCCACCTCGCCGCCGAAGCTGTCGATGTCGAGCGCGATGCCGCGCACGGCAGGGTCGCCCAGTGCCGCCTGCAGCTGGGCGGCGATACCCTCATAGGAAGTCAGGCCCGAGGATTGGCCGATCCAGGCGCCGCGATGTACCAGCGTGCCCGCGATCCCGATCACCGCAATGCCGTCGATCAGGGCGTAGGGCTGGGTGCCGCCTTGCTGGTGGCGCTGGGCGAGGTCATTGCCAAAGAGCGAGGCGCGGGCGGACAAATCGGCGCGTTCAACATCACCTGCGGGCAGATCGACTCCCTCGAAGGTGATTTCCTGGCCGGTGATCCGTGGGCCCAGCCCCGACAGGAAAGCCAGCGCCTTGGCGGGTTCCACCATCAGCGGGGTGTTGAAAGCACGCTGGGCGATCTGTGCGTGATGCATCACTGTTCATCCTTGGCGTCTGGCTTGTCGTTAGTGTCGTGCGCCTCGTCATCTCCGGCAGTGTCGCGCTGATCCGCATGCTCATCGCCCTTTGCCGCGCCCGGCCCCTGCGCCGGGGATCCGGGACGGCGGAAATCGAGGCCCAGCGCGCGTTCGCATTTGCGCTCGGCGGCGATTTCGCGATCCACTTGTTCGGCGTCATAGCCGCGCTCGGAGATCGCTTGGGTGCGGGATTTCAACCCCGCTTCGATCTGGACGATCTCGGCCGAGGCATCCTTCATCGGGTCGACCCAGTCCCATTTCGTCGGCAGCCAGGCGCAGGTCTGATATTGGCGGCGCTGGCTGTCATAGCCGGGCAGGTCAATCGCACCCGACAGCACGGCCACATCCAGCCAGCGGGACCAGACCGCGCGGCAGAGCTGGAACACCAGCACGCCATGCTGCCACGCCGAAATGCGACGGCGGAATTCCAGAAGCGAGATGCGGGTGTTGGAGAAATTGCCCTTGGCGGTATCACCCGTCAGATAGCCGTAGGGAATGCCAAGTGCTGCCGAGATCTGCAGCAACGTCCGGTATTGGAACGGCTCATAGGTGCCGCCCGAGTCTGGCGTTGCCGGGGTGGAGACATCCTCACCGGGATCGAGCCGCACGACCTGGCCGGGTTCGACCTCCAGATCCTCCTCTGTCGGTTCCAGCGGGGTTTCCGGCGCAGGCGAGGTGATGAACATCGCGAACATCGCCGCGATCTTCTTCCGCTCCAGTTCGGCGTCGTCGTAGAGATCGAGGGTGAACAGCTTCACGATGGCGGCCGCGAAACGCGACACGCCGCGCAATTGCCCCGCCTCGACCGGGTCGAGGACGTGGATCACCTCGGAAGCTGGGACGCGGACGGTTTCACCGACCAGCCCCGGATCGGTCATGTCGCCGGGATGGCGGCGCAGGAAGTGATAGGCGGTGCGGCGGCCGATGTCATCGAATTCGATGCCCTGGCGGATCAGCCCAGCGCCGTTCAGTTCACGGTTCGTGTCGAGCGGCAGCATTTCGGATGGCAGCATCTGCAATTGCAACGGCACCGTCAGGCCGTCTTCCGCCCGGCGTGTCCGGATCCGGATGAACACTTCGCCCGAGAGAAACACTTCGCGGGCGGCCCGGCGCTGCAGCCCGTAGAAATCCGTCAGTCCCTCTGCGTCGGCATCATCCGTCCAGGCCAGCCACAGCGTCTGCAGCTCTTCCTTCAGATCGGCATCGGCAATTGAACTCGATGGTTTGATGCCATCGCCGACGACATTGCTGGCAAAGGATTCCACCGCATTCGCCGCATAGCCATTGTTCCTGACCAGCCAGCGGGCGCGGGCGGTGATCGTGTCGCCAGACGTGGCGATCAGCGTGTTCACATGAGCGCGTGACGCCCGAAACCCGCGCAGTCGCCGGTGGGCTTGCGCCGCATCAAACCCGCCGATGATGCTGCCGAGCCGCTGGCGGAAAGCTTCAAAGGCCATCGATCACAGGCCCTTCGAGGCGACGGTGCCCCAACGCCGACGGCGGGGCGTGCCCGAGGCGGCGGCGATCCGGGCCTCCAGATCGCTGATCGCATTCGCCAGTTCCGCATCCGAGCCATAGGTGACGCTCTTGCCATCATAACTGACCGAGCGGACGCCGGCGTAACGCGCCTCCTGCAGGGCGGCCAAAAGTGCGCGCATCCGTTCCAGATCCATCTCAGTCCCTCATGAAGTTCGGCGTGTAGGCCCGGCGCTTGCGGCGCGGCGTGGTCGGTGTTCCGGCTTTCGCCACCGTTGGTGCGTCTGCCACCATGGCTGCTGGCGCTGGCATCTGTGGCTTGGTCTCGACCCCGGCCTGCGCCTTGAGCCTGCGCCAGGTTGCCTCGTCCCAGCGATCCGCACCGAGGATCCACGCCGCCGCGCGGGCATAGACGCGGCAGTCCAGTGCTTCGTTCCTCTCGCGCATCTTTTGCCATTCGGGATGGGCATAGCCGCGCTTGTTGCGGACCGTGACCAGCTGCTCGGCCACCAGCTGTTTCAGCCATTCGGTGTCGATCCAGTCGGGCAGGTGCATGGTACCGGGGGCATCGCAGACGCCCAGGCTGCGGTCTTCGTCACTGGGGCGTTCCAGCCGCAGGAAGCGGTAGGTCTCGGTCTTGAAGGTTGCAGTGGCGATCGACCACAGCCGCGCGCCGCGCCGCAACCGTCTGCCGCCGATCGTGGCATCGACAAAGGTCGGTCCCGACACCGGCGTTGCGCGGTTGAAGCCTTCCAGCCCTTTGACGGGAGACACCTGATCAAAGCCCTGTTTCCGCGACCATGCGTAAACCGCTGCCGCCTCATAGCCGGTGTCGATCGCAAGCTTGGCGATCATCATCACCGCGCCATTGGCATGGACCCACGTCTGTCCAAGCAGCGCGGTCAGCTTGTCCCAGCAGGCCGGATCATCCGGGCCACCCTCAAGACGCAAGTGATCGACGAGCCAGCTTTCCAGGCCCCGGCCCCAGGCCCAGACATCGATCTCGATGCGGTCCTTCTGCACATCGACGCCGGCGGTGAGAAAGAGCCCGCCTTCGGGGATCAGCGCGCCAGCATAATTTTCGCGCCGTTCCGCGAGCCGCTGCCATTCCGGCGCATCGCCAGACTCGACCCAAGTCTCGCCCAGCAGCGTGTTGCGCGCCGCGCGCAGCATCTCTTCGGAGCCTTGGGCCGCCAGCCAGTCCCGCGCGATCTGCGCCCAGCTTTTCCAGCCTAGCGGCGAATAGAGCGCCGAGAGGTGGAAGCCGATCGAATGCGGATCGGCCGAGACCGCCGTCGGCCGCCATTCACCCTGTTCCAGCATCTGCGTCTTGTGATGCTCGGCGATGGGCCTTTCGCAGCCTTCGCAATGGTAAGCCGCGGTGTCGGGGCGGCCCTTGTCCCAGCGCAGCCGCTCGAACTGCAGCCATTGCATTGTTCCGCAATGCGGGCAGGCCACGAAATAGCGCCGCTGGTCGCTGGCCTCGTATTCACGTTCGATCCGGCTCAACCCCCGAATCGTCGGGGGTCGAGACCATGAATACCTTGCGACGATGCGAGAAGGTGGTGGTCCGTGCTTCGGCCAAAGTGACCGGATCGCCTTCTTCGTCGGCCGAGGCGGGATAGGCATCGACCTCGTCGAGAAAGATATAGCGCGCGGGCATCGAGCGCAGGCCGCTGGCGGAGTTGGCGCCGGTCAGCACCAGAATGCCGCCGGGGAACTCCTTGGACAACATCGAATTTCCTGCGTCCCGCGACCGGGCCGGACTGACCCGTTCGCGCAGCGCCGGGCTTTCGGCAATCAGCGGATCGAGCCGCCCGCGCGAGCTGCGCTTGGCCATCTCCACTGTCGGCAGCACCGCCAGCATCGGACCCGGCGCGTGGTGGATGACGAAGCCAATCCAGTTGTTGCCCGCTTCGGTCGCACCCACCTGCGCCGCTTTCATGAAGCTGATCCGCTGCGCCGGGTGGCGCGGCGAGAGCGCATCCATGATCTCGCGCAGGTAGGGCGTGCGCGCGGTGCGATATTGTCCTGGCTCGGCCGAGGCCCGCGACGACAGCTTGCGGTGCTGATCGGCCCATTCCGACACCGTCAGGTCCGGGTCGGGCCGCATCCCGCGACGCCAGACGCGCAGCACATCCTCGGCACCGTCAAATCCGAGGTCGAGTCCTTCCGTCAGTTGGACTTCGGTCAGATCGCCATCGTCACCCGAGGTTGACCCGGAGATCGGCAAGGGCGTCGAGTTGCGCTCTGACATGGGTTTCCAGCACCCTCTGCAGGATCGCGGCCTCGATGATTACCGGTCGCACCGGTTTGCCGGATTGCTTTTCCACCTCCGTTGCCACCTCTGCGGCCATCAATGCCGCCACCCTGCTGGGCCAGGTCACCCAGACATCGCGTTCCTGCCGGGCCAGCCGGAACACCAGCGCCTCAGCCCGGGCGCGATCCACCAGCGCACCCTTTCGCTTCTGGATCGCCAGCTGACGTTCCTGCGCCTGATAGACGGTCAGCGCGGTGCGGGCCTTGAGGTAGGACGAACTGTCTGCCGGGCCGCTGAAAGTGGTTTCGCCGCCGGTGCTGCGCCGCTGCTGATCGGGATCCGTCATCTCCGCGCGGCGCACATCCGAGGCCGCCGCATTGATCGACCCATCGCCGTAAACCACCAGCCGGCCGGCCTTGCGGGCTTTCTGAATGGCGCCGCGCGACAGGCCGGAATGCGCGGAATACTCGCGCTCGCTCATCCCCTGCATGGCGCTGTCCGGCTAATTTAAAGCAATGATATTGCTTGTTATTCAGTTGAGTGCACTCCGCGACAGAGCGAATCTGATTGTACCAGAACGATTTGTACCAGAACGATGCAACTCACCCCGGGAGATCCCGCCATGACCACCCGCCGCGCCACCGAAAGACGGAGCCCATGATGAGCAAACTCACCGAAACCCAGACCATCATCCTCAGCGCCGGAGCCCGGCGCCCGGGCAACCTCGTCCTGCCGCTGCCCAAGGGGCTGCACGGTGCGGCTGCGAAGATGACCGTTACCAGGATGATCGAACACGGCTGGCTGCAGGAGGTCGACGCCAACCTGCGCCGGGGCGAGCCGCTCTGGCGCGAGGCCGGCGACGGTCACGGCACCACGCTGGTGGTCGCCGAAGCAGGTCTGCTCGCTATTGGTATCGAACCGGTGGTGGCGCAGACCATTGCAGCGATCCGCAAACACGCGGCTGAAACGCCCGCGCTCAAGCCTTCGACCCCGCGCGCCGGGACCAAGCAGGCGCTGCTGATCGCGCTGCTGCAAGCCCCCGAAGGTGCCACGATGGAGGCGATCATGGCAGCGACCGGCTGGCAGGCTTACACCGCGCGCGGGGCCATGTCGGGCGCTTTGGGCAAGAGGCTCGGGTTGATCGTGACCTCGCTGAAGGAGGAGGATCGGGGGCGGGTGTACCGGATCGGTCCGGTCGGCTAGAATCTGACCAATGGCGGCTCTGAGCCCAAACCAACCAAGTGAAAAACATCTTTGCCGATATCAACGCCAACCGACATCAGCTCATCAAAATCATTCTTCGCCATGCTACTTCTCCTATATACAGTATAGGCCAAGCCTAACCTGCTGGGTGAAGCAGCCGGTACATCCCATTACAGACCGATGCTGCGGCAGGTGCATTTTGGCAGAAAGGGCGGATTACTTTACCGGCTACACACTAGTGTCCGCAGGAGCAGTCAGCTGTGCCAACACCTTGTGAATGACCGTCCGAAGAAGTTACCCCTTGGCTACTGGCATTACCACCACCGTTGTGGTGCCCCTTATGTGAAGCATTATTGGCAAGTACAGGTGTCGTTGCAAGCAGCGCGATCAACACTGCCCCGGAAACTTTGGTTAACTTTTTCATTATTCTGAACTCCCGTTAGGTCTATTATTAGCATTGAAGCAAGCTGGCCCCAAGTATTGGGGTCGGCTTGACACGTTAAGGCCTTAGGCAGATTCGTCGCAATGGTTATTTAGGTGGTTGCCAATTCTAATGCGGTTCAGCGCGGTGAGTTTGGTCATGGAGTCGCTCTGCCAAATGTGCCGAGTTAAGTTTAGCAATGCGATTGCTGCCCACAAATGAGTAAGGCAAGCAACGAGAGTTCGGGGCAATCCGAGTGGGATGCCTAATGATTGATAAATCCTGCCAGAATGGCTCATTGGCCTATGACAATCCAACTTCCGCTTTGTCCGTATTCTGTTGAAAAACTCTGAAATTTGAGAATCCCGATTTTCCGGCAAAACCCGATGAAACGAGGAAGTTGGATAGGATTGTTCGTGAGACCATCAGAGCTTGCACATGAGCGAAGAAACGCAAACTTGGCCGAACCCCTCGCTAAAACCAAAAGATCGGCCTGTATGGCGAAAAATTTCGTCATTCGGGCCCAAAACCGGAGTTTTTCAACACAATC